GTGCCGGCCCTTGGACATTTGGGCATGACAGACGAAAAGCCGGCCAGAATTTTTCAATTAAAAATCAGGTTTTGTTTACCTCTACACCACTGACGATGTTCCGACCCGGCCCATTTCGCCGCAGATCCTGAAATGCGACCGCATGCGGCAACCGTGTGGCAACATAACTTGAGATGCAGAATCCTCCACGGCAAAATACCCTCGGCGGTGTGCTGGTGCATGTCATGCAGCATACCGCTCCACCTCCGGAGCACCCTGATTTTCCCCGGAGATCAAACCCATGGCCTATACCTGGCGCCGCAAGACCATTCTCGCCAAGCTGGAGAGCGGCTACGCCGTCGACGCCGCACCCAACGGCACCAGCGATGCGATCGAGACTGAGAACCTCGCGATCACCCCCCTGCAGCACGGCCTGGCCGAACGCAATATCGATGACGGCCGCCTGGGCAATCGCGGCGGTTTCATGGTCGGCCGCAATGTGCAGGTGACCTTCGACGTCGCCTTCGCCGGTGCGGGCGAGGCCGGCACCGTGCCCGCCTATGGCAGCCTGCTGAAGGCCTGCGGCATGTCGGAAGACATCGTCACCGACGAAAGCGTCGCCTATGCGCCCATCGACGACCTGCCGCCCTCGGCCACGCTGTATGTGAACGTCGACGGCGTGCGCCACGCCGTGACCGGGGCCCGCGGCAATCTGGCGATCCGGATGACGGTCGACCAGATCCCCTACCTCGCCTTCACCTTCATCGGCCTGTTCGTGCCCGTGACCGCCGCGGCCATGCCGGCCGTGTCGCTCAGCGGCTTCACGACCCCGGTGCCGGTGGGCCCGGTCGCAACCGCGGTCGCCTTCGACGCCGTGTCGCTGGGCATGCAGTCGCTGGAACTCGACATGGGCAATGACATCCAGTACGTGGCGCTGACCGATGCCGAGAAGATCGAGCGTGTCGCCCGCAGCGGCACCGCCACGATCACCGCCCAGATGCCGCAGCTGGCGACGCGCAACTTCTTCAGCGATGCCGCCGCCAACACCACCGGCGTGGTCAGCATCACCCACGGCACCGAGGACGGCGCCAGGGTCGGGCTGACGCTGCGCAAGGTCCAGATCACCGACATCACCTATCAGGAAATTTCGGGCACGGTGGGCCTGCAGATGCAGCTTGCCCTGCTGCCGACGCTGGTCGCCGGCGAATTCGCCATCACCGTGCGCTGAGGACCGATCATGCTGAAGCTCCGCATCGCCGACCGGCTGGAATTCACCGCCCGCGTCTCGGTCGAAATGCCCAATGAGCGGGGCGGCTTCGACCGGGCGTCGTTCACCGCCCGCTTCGAAATGCTGCCCGATACCGAGATCGACGCGATCCGGCGCAGCGCCCAGGAAGCCGGCGAGAACGAAGACAAGGCGCTGATGCGCCGCGCCCTGATCGGCTGGGAAAACGACCTGCAGGACGCAGAGACCGGCGAGCCCATCGCCTTCTCGGACGACAATCGCGACCTGCTGCTGGCGCTGCTGCCGGTGCGCAACGCCGTCGCCCACGCCTATTTCGCCTCGATCTCCAACGGCATGATCCGGCGAAAAAACTGACCGACGTCGCCCGCGCCTGGGCGGCGGGCGACGATGCGGCCGAAGACGATCAGGACCAGGATCTGGCGATGCTGGGCATCACCGGCGAGCAGGCGGCGGCGCTGAAAGCGCGCCGGCGGCTGCTCGCCGGCCCGGACGGCATCGAGATCTGGCCCCAGAATCTGAAGCCCTGGTCCCTTTTCCGGCGGGTCGCGACCCAGTGGCGCACCGCCGGACCGGCCGGCCAGCCCATCGGCCTGGACTACACGGCACTCGCCTTCGTGGCCCGTGTGGAACGCTGCCGTGTGACGCCGGATCTCCTCGACGACATCCAGGCCATGGAGGCGGCCGCCCTCGACGTCTGGCGCGCCCGGCGCCGGTGACGCGGGCGTGCCGCCTTCATCCGTTGCGGCCGGCCCCTCCCCTTCTTCGACCCGCTTCAGATGGACACCCCGATATGACCGATATCAGCTTGCGGCTCGTGCTTCAGGCGCCGGGCGCCGGAGCGGCGGCCGACATGAAAATGGCCGGGACGGCCACGACAACCGCCACCACGCAGGACAAGGCCACCGAGACCACCGCCCGGGCGCTGAACGACGCCCGGCAGACGGTTGCCGGTGCCGTCGACACCGTCACCTCGGTGGCCGGCCGGCTGCTGGGCCTGGCCGATGCATGGGCGGGCGTCGAAGCCCGGATCGCCGGCGTGGCCGGCACCAGCGCCGCGGTGGTGCCGCTGCAGCAGGAAATCGCCCGCGCGGCCCAGGACAGCCAGACCTCTCTGGGCGCCATGGCCGGCATCTTCACCGGGCTTGCCCGCGACATGGACCGGTTCGGCGGCGGGCTGGACCGGGCGGTCGGCGTTTCGCAGGCCATCGCCCAGGGCATGGCGCTGTCCGGCGCCGCCGGCCGCGACCTTGAGGCCGCGGCAACCCGGCTGGCCGGATCGCTGTCCAGTGCCGCGGTCGACGGCCGCAGCTTCACCGACGCCATGACCGAAAGCCCGCGCCTGGCCGAGATGCTGGCCCAGGGCCTGGGCACCAGCACCGACAACATGATGGCGCTGGCCCGCGAAGGCCGGCTCGCCTCTGCCGACGTCTTCGCCGCGCTGGAAAACCGGGCGCCGGCCATCGCCGATGCGTTCGAGGCCCTGCCGCCGCGGATCGGCGGCGCGCTTTCGGCGCTCGACACCTCGTTCACCACGCTGGTCGGCCGGATCGACCAGACCTTCGGCATCACCGAGCGGATGGCGGCCATCATGCTGGTCGCGGCCGACAATATCGGCCCGCTGGTGGTGGCCGGCGGCACGCTTGCGGCCATGTTGGGCGGCATCGAAACCGGCATCACCGTGGCGCGAACCGCCTTCATGGCGCTGAACGCCACACTGCTGTTCACGCCGCTCGGCGCCATCACCACCGCGGTCGTGCTGGCCGGCGCGGCACTTGTCGCCTTTGCCGACGACATCCATCCGGTGACCGACAGCATGGTGACGCTTGCCGATCTCGCCGATGTGGTCTGGGACCAGATGAAGCTGTTTGCGGGCGACATCTGGACGAACATCACCGGCGCGATGGGCAAGGCCTTCGCCTGGATCGGCCGGACCATCGGCAGCTTCGGCGACACGATGAAGAGCGTGTACAACACCGCGATCGGCCTGTTCGCCGCGATCGGCGGCGCCGCGATCGAGGTCGGCAACACGATCTATCATGCGGTGATCGAGCGCTTCAACAAGAGCATCGACGCCGTCGGCAATGTCTGGGATCGCCTGATGGACGGCGATTTCAAGGGCGCCGCGCAGGCAATCGGCAAGGCCTATGAGGACGGGGCGGAGAACGCCTTCGGCTTCGACGGCCTGGGCGAACGGCTGCAGAAGACCATCCATACCGCGCTCACCACCGACTATATCGGCGGCATGCGCGACGCGATCGCAACACAGCTGACCGACCTGGCGTCGGATCTGGGCGAGATGGTCACGCCGACGCTGGATGCCATGGTCCTGGCCGCGGAAAAGAAGAAGGAGCGCAAGAAGAAAGAGGCGGAAGCCCGGCTCAGGGCCGCCGAGACCGTGCCGCCGGGGCAGCCGCCCGCGACCGCGCAGGTGGTGACCGGCTGCGGCACGTCGATCGCCACCATCGCCACCCAGCCGGTGGCGACCGCCATGCCCTGCCAGTGCGAGCGGGCGGTGGAGCGCACCACCGTGGTCGACAAGACGGATCAGCCGACGACCACGCCGCAGACGCCCGGGCGGACCACGCCCGATGACGGCTTCTGGCCGGAGATTTCGAAGCATTTCGAAACCGCCTTTCAGGAGGCGGTCGACAAGCTGATCTCGGGCGATTTCGGCGGGCTGAAACAGACCGGCCGGACCCTGTTGAAAGATGTCGGCAGCGAGATCACCAAGGGCCTGAAAAGCAGGATCCTCGACCCGCTGGTGAAGGATCTGGGCGGCGCCCTGCAGGGGCTGGCGGGCAATCTCCTGCGTAGCTTCAGCGGGCTGTTCACGCGCGGCGGATCGGCCGTCACCACGGTGGCCGGCAGTGACGGCAGCCTGCTCGGCGGGCTGTGGTCGGTGCTGAGCAAGGCGAACGGCTCGCTCAATCTTGGCAATCTGGGCACGCAGACCTTCGGCAGCCTGGCCGGGCCGATCGACGTGATCGGCCGGTCGCTCGGCATGTTCCAGGCGGGCGCCAGCACCTCGGCGGCCAGCCTGGGCCAGCTGGCGGCGGCAGAGGCGGCCGGCTTCACCGGCAGCGCCCAGCTGCCGATGGGCACGGGTGGCTGGACGGCAACCTCGCTCGGCTCGGCCCTGGGTGCCGCCGGCATCGGCTTCACCCTGGGCGGGCCGCTGGCCGGGCTGCTCGGCGGCAACCAGCTGGGTGGATCGATCGGCGGCGGGCTGGGGGCGGCGGGCGGTGCCATCCTGGCCGGCGTGCCGGGCATTGCCGGCACCGGCATCGCAACCGCCCTGGGCGGGCTGGCGCTGCCCGGCATCGGGCTTCTGGCCGGCGCGGCCCTGGGTGGGCTGATCGGCAAGAAGAAGCCCAGCAATTATGCCGCCTGGGCCACCATCCAGCCCGGCACCGGAGAGATCGAGCGATCGGGCTATACCCGCGACCAGCGCAATGTCGAGGCCCGCGACCAGCTGATCGACGCGATCTTCCAGGTCGGCACGCTGCTTGAGGACATCACCGGCGGCAGCCTGGACCATGTGCGTCGAAACATCGACGTCGGCAGCCGCGACGGCATCCAGTACGGCACCAGCCATGGCACCCAGAAGCGCATCGCCGACAGCGACGATCCGGAAAAGGCCCTGACCTATATCGCCCGCGATCTGGTCTCGGAACTGACCGGCGAGATCCCCGAGGCACTGACCCGCGCCGTGGACAAGATCGACTGGTCGGACCTCGACAAGGCGTTTCAGGACATCACCTTCGCGACCAGCCTGACCGACACGCTGAAATGGCTGAACCAGGGGCTGGACCTGAACGACAACGCCGCCAGGCGGGCGCGAGAGGCGGCCGAAGCGCAGATCGACCAGCTGGAAACCTTCCGCGAGACCGCGGAACGGCTGAACCAGGACATGGAGCCGGTGAACGAGGCACTGACCGGCTTCGTCGAGCGGCTGCTGGGCATCCGCGATCAGGCACCGGCGGTGACCGAGTTCTCCCAGGCCATGATCACGGTCGAGGAGACCTTCGCGACCTATGCGAAATCGGCCGCCGATTTCGGCCTGACCGCGGCCCAGGTGGCCGATGCGCTGGCCGCCGCGCGCGAGAAGATCGCCAACGACTACAGCGAGGGGCTGGACCGGCGCATCCGCAGCGCCCGCGGGCTGGGGGGCGTGGACCAGGTCGCCGACATGATCACCGCGGCGGAAACCGCGGCGCGCGACGCCTTCACCGCCGCGGGCAGTGCCGGGGTGGCGAAGCTGTCGGAAGCGCTGGGCCTTGAAATCCGCAACATGGTGGATGGGGCGGGCCTGTCGGCCGAGGCGATCGACGCCCTGGCCGCCCGCTTCCCCGACCTGGCGGAGATGATCCGCCGGGTGGCGGTGGACACCGACACCGCGGCCGGCGGCATTCGCGACTGGCTGGCGGCGCTGGACCAGAGCGAGGCCGGGGGCGGCAACGCCACCAGCCGTTTCCAGGCGGCGCAGAGCGCCTTTGCCGCCGATCTGGCGGCCGCCCGCACGGGCGACGCCGCGGCGCTGGGGCGGATCACCGCCAGTGCCGACACGCTGCTGGGCCTTGGTCGCGAGATCAACGGATCGGGCGTGCGCCAGGCGGCACTGGTCGACATGGTGCGCAGCAGCCTGGCCGGCCTGCCGGCGCTGACCGATACCGGCAGCGACGAGGCCGCCCTGGCCGAGGCGATCGCAGCCCTGAACCAGCTGCTGCAGGGATCGGTTGGCGGCGCGGTGACGGCCGCATCCGGTAGCACTGGCGGTAGCGGTACCGCAGAGGCCGCGACACCCGCCGCCACGGCGGCACCGGCCGCAAGCGCCGGTGCCACGGCGGGCGGTGCGGTTGCGGCCCAGGCCGCGGAAACGGCGCGCAGCGATGCGCTGATCGGCGAGGTTCGCGCACTGCGCGAGGTGCTGACCGCGCTGCGCGACGACACCCAGGCCGTAGGCCGGCAGGTCGCCTTCGGCGCCGAGGGCACCGTCGGCGCCATCGTCACCCAGACCGAAGAGCTGCGCGAGCTGCGCCGGCTTGAAGAGCGCGGTCTGCTGCTTCAGAAGATGAGGGTCGCATGATCGTCCATTCCCTGCCGATGCGCCGGGCCGCCACCGATGCGGTGGCCGCCCTGTTCGCCAATGCCCGGCTGCACCTGTATCAGGGGGCGCGGCCGGCCAGCCCCGACATCGCGGCACCGGCCGGCAGCCTGCTGGCCGTGCTGCGCCTGCCGGAGGTGCCGTTCGGGCCGGCAGATGCCGGCGGCGCCGCGATGACCGGGGAATGGACCGGCACCGCCCGCGCCGCGGGCATGCCCGCCTGGTTCCGCATGGTGCTGAGCGACGGTACCCCCGCCTTCGACGGCGATGTGTCGGTGGCCCCGACCCTGCCCGACACCCCCGCCGGCGACCTGGTGCTGGCGGCGGGCCCGGTGGAGATCGGGCATTTCATCCAGGTGACCAGTTTCAGGATGGCCCTGCCATGAGCGTGCAGATCATCGGCACCGCGGTCCAGGCCTTCGGCGTGCTGAACGGCACGACCCGGACCATGACCGTGGACGCCACCGGCGCCGACCTGCTGGTGGTCATGGTGCCGTTCAGCTTCTATGACCCGCAGAACCAGGGCACGGTCTACGACCTGGGCCCGGCGGTGAGCTTCGCCGGCACGCCCATGGCCAAGGACTATGCCGAGCCGCTGGTCAATCACGAGAGCTTCGGCACCGTCGCCGTGTTCCATCTGGCGCGGCCGGCGGCCGGGCCGCAGGAACTGGCGATCACGGCCCCCTACTGGATCGGCTCTACCGAGGTTGCGGTGTTCGCGCTGGCGGGCACCGCCGGCCGGATCGGCATCGTGAAGGCCGAGGCGGTGGAAGGGGCGGACAGCACCACCGCGATCACCCTGCCCGGCATCGAACCGCCGGGCATCGGCGAAGACGGGCTGCTGCTGGCGGTGGCCACGGGCTTCTACAACGACAGCGGCGACATCCCTGCCGCCGGCTGGACGGCCCATGGCGTGGCGGGCCAGGGCTGGGCGCGGGTCGCCGCCCTGTCGCGCAGCCTGGCCGATGCCGCAGAGGCGGGCCCG